CCGTTCCATGCTACATATATCTCACTGGCAAGCTCACCTATTGCCCCTATAGAGGGGTCTGTAAGGCTCGTAGAGGTCTTATTTGCATTGGCATCATTGTCCAGCCCCGGAAGTATTAAATGGTTCTTGTACCGTAACTGGCAGGTAGACCACCATGCACGGTTCACATCACCCCCGGTCTCCATACGGTTTACACCGATACCACCACGCCAGTCAGACCATGCAATAACAGATGTTCTGGCCTGGGAGTCCTTGGTCGTATCGCCTATGACAACCTTGGCCGGGTAGATAGATGACAGTACGCTCTGAACAGGTCTTGCTATAGGGTAATATACCCCATTCAGGCTAATCTCATTTGGAGCCTCAACCTTTGCTGCCATTTATTCCACCAGACGTACATTAGTCAGTAGCGGAAAAGCCCTCCGTGCAGAGGAAGAAAGTCCCATCCAGAATCCTGCCATATTATTCTTGTTGTCGGGATCTGTCTGGGGACCTCCTGATGCCGATGCAAATGCAAGGGCTGTCGCACGGGCTATTATGTACTGCTCGTCTATCTCAGATGTATCTGAATCAGATGTAAGCAGGGCTGGCTTGTCACCACCTACTAACTTTAAAAGATTATATCGTGCTACGCCATGGGCATAGTCATCTAAGACTATGTCCTTGGCTTCCTTGTCTATTTTCCACAGGTTTCTGGGCATCTTTACCCACTGTGCAGAATCATTACTTACTGCGGATATGTCATCAAGCCATACGGTACATGCTCCCAGATCTGAATCAAGCTCCAGACCCACGGATATGATGGCACTGCACAGCTCAGGATTGTCTATCTTGTCCCTTACAAATGTCCATGTATCAGCACTAAGTGCAGGTATTGATACGGACTCGACAGGAGATGCACAGTTGGCAGTATCATCAAGATGAACCTTTAAGTTCCCGGCAGACGTAGCTACCGTGGACTTAACCCAGAACTCAACATAGTCATACCCTGATATGTCCTTGCTTGTTATGGAGTCGGTTGCCAGATCACCTGCTGAAGCACCTGCTGCAATGGTGAACCTGCATGACTGCGTACCCTGCTTCTTGTCCTTTGTATCCAGTGCTACTGTAAAATCACTGTCTACAGATTCATCAAAGACTGATGCACAGGCATGTAGCCGTGTGAAGTCAACCTTGTCCCTGTAATAAACATCCTGGATCATCGAAATACCTGACGGTATATCAAGCCTTAGTGACTTGCCGTCAGTATGAAGATCCAGCTTTTCTACGGGATCATAAGCATGTCCTGTAGCATCTATGATTGCCTGATTTATAAACTCGCCTACACGAGCCGGGGAGTATATATCATCCCATAACTCATACGTGTCGCTTGTAGCGGAACTTGCGTCTACAGCAGGAGACAGTGTTAGTGTTGTACTGCTGGACGTGTAGTCAGATACACGGGTGGTCTGTCCGCTGTTACCACTCGCATCATTAAATATTACCCACTTGCCATTATGGTTGTCATCAGCACCAATTAAGGTGTTATCCACAATGGTTGTTGTACTTCCATTGCCACTGGCAGAGGATACATATACAGCCCCAAGGTTATATCCTACAGACTGCCGTAGCTGTGCCCTTGTGCGACCCTGCACTATAGCCATAGCTACCTCTCACTAATATTTTTTCTTGCTTGCCATCTTTTTGCCAGTCTTCTTGGCATACTTCTTGGCAGCAGCTTTACCCTTACTTGAGTACGGAAATTTTTTCTTCCCTACTTTTGGCATTATCTTCACCTGTATCGTCTGATTTACCCTCAAGTTCCTCTATCTTACCATCTTTTTCAGATACTATACGAGACAGTGTAGTTACCTGGAGTTCAAGGTTAGTTATAGTATTAACCTTTAGTCTCAGTAATGTAGCTAAATCCTGCTCAGATATCTTTACTTCATTATCACTGACCATCTCATCTCCTTATCTTAAACCTTTATAGTTGATTTTATTATTAGAACTATCCTTACGTCTATCCCTCTTGACACGAATATCATTAAGGATCTTACCTATTTCCTTCCTCTGGGCACGGGTGGGAGCAGGCTTGTTATGCTTTAGCCGAACATCAATCAGCCAGCTTTCAAACGCATTGCCTACCATCTCTTCTACCTGTGCCTTTGAAGTATCCCTGTCTACCAGTACCCTGAAGTTATGCTTCCGGTTTGTAACCTCGTCATGAACCTTGAACCGGTACTCGTAGATAGTCTCTGCTGTTTCAGCATTATAGCCCACAGGGGATACCCCTGTATGGGTAACCCCCTGTGGAGTCCATAACTCAGCTACTTCTGGTGAAGGAATAGCTACCATTTATGCCCTGATATTTAACATACACCACTGGTTATCTGAATCAACCGCTGGTATACCCATGGCAACACCGATATTAGTTAAGTCTGATTCATCTGAATAGTCAGTTCGTTCTGCTTCTCCAGATTCTCCAGAGGCCTGAGATACTGCTATCCCATCGCCAACAATACCTACCTGTGCTCCCAGTCTTACAGAAGCTGGCCCTGATGTCTGTATCCAGCAGAAGTAATCTGCTGTTACGGGCATACAGGTTACGCCAATAACTCCAGTAGTCATGGTGCCGTCACCGTCAATAATCTTTATGTCCTTGTAAGGACTGTACATAAGCCCAAAAAGTGAGCTTGTAGTCAATGCAGTTGCAACACCATCTTCATCATCAATGGTTATAGAAAGACCTGTTGCACTGGATACAGCCGTGTTGGACTTAACCTTGTAGGTTTCACCCTGACCCGGACCATCGTTAAAGTAAACGTATCCGTCCTTGTACTGGTCTTTTGTTACCGTTAGAGATGTACCACTTGTGAACGAGGTTGCCCCTGCTGAAGTAGCAGTAGCTGCCAAGTCCATATCGTGTGCTCCAACAGCAGCTATGCCATCTACCAGGTAACCACCATGATCGATAGCGGTGCCACTGTTCTCTGCATAGTAGAATACTCTACCGTCAGATGTAACACCCCTGGTGCCAAGTTTATGCTTCTGGCTAGAAGTCTCGTCTTTTTCCATTCCCTGTTTCAGTTGTACTGTCGTAGGAAAAGCCATATTAAAACCTCCTTTAAGGTTCTATAACAGGTTCTAAGCCCTGCGATCAGTCGATATTATTTTCCCACATAGCCTCGTCTGATCTTTACAGCTATGCTTCGCTTGTATGCGTCTTCCCGTGAACACGCAGTTTTGATATAGCACCTGCCTTAGTTAGTGCAGATACACTCTCTCCGCAGTCCTGACATATTACTGACTCCTCCTCGACTTCACCGTCTTTGGATTCAGTCTTCACTTCTGCCTGAGCATTGTATATCGCACACCATCTGCACTCACAATTATCAGCAGGAGGATATGGCAACATACCCAGCCTTGCCTTTGTAAGTACATAGTCAGGACTGCCGGGAAGGTTTTCGACCTTTGACCCGGCAGGCTTGACTACATCACCCTGTTCGTTGAGTTTAGGAGCATGAAGATACAGGGTAGTTTTGGGTTGCCATTCATCGACATATTCCCAAGCATATCCCTGCCCCACAAGCTCTTTACGGAGATCTGTACGCTCCTTGGTTGTCAACGCCATTGTTATACCTTCCTTCTATTAGCTGGTTGCAGGAGTGCCTGCATCAAGTGTAAGAGCTGCACCCTTGGAATCATCAAGCTCAAAGACTCCGTAATCGGAAGTCATTACAAGCTCTGTGGCTCTGAGTGAAGCATCTCTCTGACGCTCTGTTCTTGTCTCTACTGACTTAAGCACTGCAAGAGCAGACTTGTCAGCAATAACACCAACTGCATCATCACTGCTGTCGATAGTTATATTTCCATCTTCAAATATTGGAACTCCGTTAAGAGGTCTTAGACCACTAAAGAAGTCTCCAAGCAGGTCCTCTGTCCATCCCTTTGGAACAGGATAGGTAGTAGATGCCGTTACTGCTGTATTGGCAACATCCCATACTGCGAATGGATGGTGGTTTATGTAAACCTGTGAACCGAACCTATTACCCTTTGCATATGCTACTACAGCAGATACGTTTGCCAGACTCATTGTCCTGGCAGCAGCTCCGAGTTCTGTTGAGAACCCTGAGTAAAGAGCTGTAACATCGGTGTCCTTCTTTCGTGCCATACCGTCACCAAGCTGTCTGCCGACAATGCTCATAACATTCTCAGAAGATTGCCTGACTAACTTATCGGTAAGGATTATCTTGGCTCCAACTTCGGATGCCGTAAGGTCAACCGTAGTCATTCCAATCTCTTCCTCATCAATAATATCCTGACCGTCTACAAGATCCGTCATACTCATCTGTCCCACTTTAGGAACTGTCACCTGCTTTGACCCCTTGGGTAAAGTAAATGTCTCAATCAATGCCATCGCAGGAGCGTTATGCTCCTCCGTGTATCGACTGGATGCGATGATAATTTTCTGTGCATTCTCTAAATTACCTGTTGTCGCTGTCTGTGCCATGTTAAGCCTCCTTTGCTTTTTATCCTAGCCCAGTTGCTCTCCTAGCTGCGGATACAGCATTAGGAGACCTATCGCCTGCATTATACCTGTCAAGCCAGCCTGCGTCATTAGAAGCAACACTTGGCTCCCCCTGGGAGTTGTCGAATTGCTGTGACGGAACCTGTGCCTGTCTTAATCTTGAGAGTTCATCATCACGCTCCCGGTCTATAGCAAGTTTCTTTGCTGCACTCTCCATAGACTGGGGATCTTCATGTTTTCTAAGTTCGGCCAGATCATCTATGCCAAGCTTATATTTCTTGACCAGATGCTCAGAAGCAAGTGTCTTGCCCTGTAAGTGTTGACCGTATGCATCAGCCTGTTGCATAAGTACCTGTTGCTGTTGCTGGGTCTGCATATATTGTTCAGCAGCTTGCTGTGCATGTTCAGGAAGGAATCCCTGATTCTCAAGTTGCTGTCTGTAAGAATCTGTCTGATTCTGCAAAGCAGCTCTTGTCTGTACTTCCTGATACTGCCTTGCCTCTTCCTGCATTCTCTGTATCTGTTCAGGAGAATACTGCGTCTGGGACTGCTGTGGAGCAGACTCAGGAGCAGGAGGTTGTTCTGGTGCAGGTGCCTGCTCTGTTGCAGGAGGCTGTTCTGCTACAGGTGCAACAGGTGTCTCTGTCTGAGGAGCTTCCTCAGTACTCGTTTCATTTATAGGAAGCTGTGTCTCTTCCTGGTTATTAAGCCTGTCAATCTCACCAAGTATAGGGTTTTCCGCAGGTGGAGCAATATCTCCCCCACTCTCTACGGGAGTTGGTTCTCTAACTGGTTCTGTTGTCATATCTGTTTCCTTTCATCTCCTTTTGGTTATTTTGATATAATATCGTGTTTGGTGTCAAGTTATTACCATGGTCTCCGTATACCTACCGTGCTTCCTCCACCTCCAATAAGAGGCTTGAATACAGTGGAAGGTGATAAAGTCTCTACTACTGGCTTACTGGTATATCCATACTTGTAAAGAAGACCGTCCAGATCAGGATTGGTAAGGCGTTTCATCTGTCTCTCAAAACTTACCTGTCCTATTACTTTTGTTTTCAGAACCGGGTTACTATCAAGATACTCTTTAGCATCTAAATCATTTATATCCTGTAACCTTTTATATTCTTTTAGCTGGTCTTTTACACCATGCCTGATAGCAAGCTCTTCATCTACATTCCAGTACCCTATCTTAGATATCACATCCATATCTTCTCTGCGTTGTTTTTCTTCATCAGGAAGGTATTTACTCTTCCTGTTGGAATCAACAATATCTGTAACAAATTTATCTCCATATGTATTTCTCAGGAACTCTTCTCTCCTGTTCCGCTCATCCCAGTTAAATTCCCCACCTTCTTTCTCAAGAGATATATACTTTCTATTTGGAAATGCCTCTTTAAAAGTATCTCTGTCATCACTGTATAAAAGATTGTAATATACCTCTTCTGCACGTCTGAATGGAGACTCAGACTTGCTCTTTCTAAAAGCACCCTGCTGCACAGCTTTATCATATATTTTATTTGATTCTTCAGCATACCCGGATAGAATATTATTATCTCTAAGCCAGAGCCTGTAATGCTTCATAGGCTGTTGAGGATTTCTTGATATGGAAATTCCTATCATTTTTTCAAGCTCTTCCTGCTGTGTTCCCTTTAATTCTTCTCTCTCCTCATAATAGTTATATCTTGCCATATTAAATTTCTTCAGAGACCCTTTGTAATTCTTATTAGCCTGATCAAAACCAGGATGACTCTCTAGCTGCTTGCGTAGAAATGGAGGAAGTTCCCAGTACTCCTCGATATTTTTCTGGAGATCTGCTTGAGGTACTGCAAAAGCACCCTCGGAAGGAAACTTATACTCTCTTTCTTCTGCCAGCTCTGCAACTGTCATATCTCCTAAAGGTATTTCAGATCCGGGTAATTTAAAAGATTGTAAGAATTCTCTACCTATTTCTGTTCTTTTTTCACTTGCAGATTCAGGTATGGTCCGGCCACCAAGAAATTCTACCCCTCCTACAACAACAGCACCTCCCAGTCTTCCCCAGTCTGGTATGCTAAGATCTCCTGCATCATCATATGCAGCAGCTTCTATAAATGCCTGTACAGGAAATGGTAAATTCCTTTTTATACCTTCTTCAAAAAACCCGGCTGGATTATCTATGATACTAAATTCACCCCCAACATAATCCTGCTCATCAATGGTATCTATAAGTGTTCCAGTAACTATAGGAGCCTTGCTTCTAAAGCCCATTACTAATGGATTACGCAGTATCTTATTACTTGTACTAGGATCTTCCATAGATCTACGCCACTCTTCTTCACTGAACAAAGATGTAATTAGACGTGCCATAGCTCTGAATCCACCACCTACACCGATATACTGGTTACCTACTTTTACAGAAAGGAATTTAGCACCCTTCCTGGGATTTAAAGAGTCCTCTATATCTTGAGCTATCTGTGTTCTTGATTTACCTCTGGCTGTCCCGGAAAGACCATTCAGTCCTGCAACTATTAGTATTGCACCAAATGCCATCTTGCCAAGAGTTCTTCGTGTAAAGTCTGCTGTCATACCAGTACCAAGTGCATGTCCTACTACTCCGTATACTGCACGAGTGTACCTGGGAGCAAAGAATAAAATACCATTCTCTACCTGTCTCTGTGTAGCAGATATGCCAAGAGCCTTTGTGTTCGTGCCTCCAAGTAATGAGTCTGCCTGCCTGGCAGCCTGAAAAAGCTGATCGTCTATCTCTTTAGTAGTATATTGAAGTCCTGTTTTAGGATTTATACCTGTTTTGCCAGCCTTTATGAAATCAGACATGGCCTCATACATATGTAGCCTGCCTAAACCCATGTAAGCCTGGAACCCTTTCTGGAATCTTTCTGCTAAAGTTCTTACCACAGGTATCTTAGATAATCCTCTTTGAAATGGTCCCGGCTTTGCTATAGCATCAAGATATTCAACTAGTGCATTAACATCCATTCCATGACTCGATGCATCATTCAGAATTTTTTTATACTTAGGAGAGTTAAGCATCTTATTATAATTATCGGGCTTAAATATTTCTCCTACAGCCCCTTTCGTTGCCTGTGCCCACCTGGTAGGACTTGTTGCAAGAAGTGTTAATCCCTGTATCATGAACTGCCCGGTATCAAATAGACCAGTAACTATAAACTTGGGAACTGCTGCAACCATCTCAACAGGTCTAAGGAAACCCTTGGGCATACCAAGTGGACCGGAAAGTTCTTTAATAGCTTCTGGCTCTAATACAATCTGTTCATCCAGCCCTCTCTTCTGCTGCCATTCAGGAATGAATGGTCTGCCTTTTACTTCTGTAGGGTCTTTACCGATACCCTTTTTAATCCATCTTTTTATAAATATCTGGTCTCTTATCATCTTGTCGAGTGCACCAGAATAAAGAGAAAGAATTGCCTGTGGGCTAGTGTTGTAATTAACCCCCTTTTCAATTCCTTCTTCTATATTTGTAAAAAGCCTGTTATATTCCGGGGTCTGTTTAGCACCAATTTTTTCTCCACTTGGCTTTGCAAAATTTAACTTGTCATCCTTAATTGTGAATCTAGGCCAGTAATATTCTCTATTAGCCTTATCTACTATCAGCTTCTTTCCAGATACTGCCTGATAGTTTTCTGCAAGCTGTTTTGTAAGTTGATGTGCATCTTTAATCCACTGATACTCCCTAGGAGTAATACGATTGATATACTCCCCAGGATTTTCCATAACTTCATCAAACATCTTTGCACTGCCATCTGTCAGACTAAGCATACCTGTTTCATCAATATCAAATATATCCTCACCAAATCTGGCTAACCGCCCGGAGGATTTTCCGTCTTGTAAAGCCTGGAAGAGCCTGTAGCCAACTCCTTCTATATCTGCTGTTCTTGCTATCTCACTTCTGTCTACAGGCTTAAACCCGAACTTAATATCTTTTGTACGCCCTGAAACAACAGTACGACCAAATATTCTTCCTGCCCCCGGAAGCCCGGCTAAAATATTTCCAACTCTACCAGGAGTAGTTGTAACTGCACCAAGCAAATCATCAACAGACTGCTCATTAAAGAACTTTTGTTCACTCAATAATTCCGGGTCTTTGACAGATACATCTTCCCAGATGTTTCTTATATCATCGATATCTTCTTTGTACCTGACCACTGGAGGAGGTTGAGCAAACCTGCCAGTAAAAACAGGTATTTCTGGAACATCGACTTTAGGTAACGGCTCAGGTTTAAACGGACTGAGAGGTAAATCTTTACCAAGGTGATAATTAATATAAGCAGCATCTTCTTCAGCAAGTTCTTTCACTGCCCTGGTTTTAGGATCAAACCTATCCATGAAAATAGTTTCTACCCTGTCATGAATCTCTTTTTCTTTTGCAGCTAGAAGAGATTTAGCATTTTTTTGTCCCCTGATATCTTCAAGGTCAGGAGAATTGGTAGTTATATCACTTTTTATCTGATCAATATCTCCCCTAAAAGGTCCGGTTTTCTTTGCTTGCTCAGGTAACTGTTTAGCTACCTGTTTAGTTACCTGTTTAGTAGCAGCCAGTGCTGGTTTAGCTAATGCTTTTGTTACTCCACCTGCAAAACCAATACCGGGTATTAACTCTTCTGGAGATGTAGCTACATCAGCAACTGTTGACTGTAATCCACTTATTTCTCCCAGTTTACGAGTTTCTCTCAACGCCTGATCATAAGCCATAAAGGGTCCGATACCCTGATCTCTAAGCTCTTTAGCTCTGGCTTTTACTGCTTCACTTCCAGGTCCCTCAAGACCATGAGCTGCAAACCATCCTGTAGCAGGTCCTCTAACCTCATCACTAACCTGAAACATTTCTGGAAGACCCGTAGGTTCTAATAATCTACGTGCTAAATATAGAGCTTTAAGTTCATCAGGTCCTCTAGGCTCAGGTTCAGCCTGCGATCCTCTTACAAGCTCTGTAGTAGCAGGTCCAATTACTGGAGATGCTATCCCTGCAAACTTCCTAAAGCCCTCTCCAAGAGTTTCAAACCTCTGACCCCAGTCAACAGGTTTAGGTAGTTCAGTTTTTACAGTGGGATCATATTCTTGTTCTGGTTTGGTCCAGCCCCTCATTGTCTGCCAGGCTGACTGAGCCTTACCTGCCAAGCCATCTCTACGAGTAGTATCAGGTTGCTGTTGTGGTACAGGAGCAGGTACTTGATCTGGGGTAGGCGTAGGTGTTTCGGATAGCCTGCGGACATGCGAGACTATATTTGTAGGGATAGTACCAGACTCTCCCCACGGACTATCACCATACTGCTTGAGTTCAGGAAATCTTATTAATGTCCTGTTCCATGCTTCTTTTAGCTTTTTTAATCTTTCTTCATTCGGATCAGGCATTAGTACATATAACGGGCAGACGGAGCAAACCTTGATGAACTCCTACCACCCGGCCTCATTGATGGTCCAAGGGCAGTATACCTCTGTGTCCACGGATACTGTTCAAGGTAATCAGTAAAGGACATAGAAGGTTCCTGTCCTGCTCTTAATGATCTTCCTACCTGGCCTAGGTACTGGTTCCTTACATTGCCGAACTGACCTGACCAGTACTGTTGGGACATTGGAGAGTATCCACCGCCCCATGGTGAGCCAGCACTAGCACCACTCCCAAATGGAGCAGCACTGTAATATGCTGCTTCAGGAGATTCCTGTAATATATAATCTGTCCAAAGATTTTCTTCAGGCATATCTAATATCCCTTACTGGGCTGGTGGAGTAACTGGAGTCCTAAAAGGCTCACTCACTAAATCTGGTCTTTCTCTTGTAATATATCCTAGCCAGTCAGCACCTGTTGCACCTGGGCTTCCTGAAAGATAGTCTTGCTGTGCCCTGTCCATGCCTCTCTGCCTTAAGCCACCATATATACTTCCTGCTCTTGGGTCATAGGTAGCCATCTGGGTAAGTGCCCTGACATTATCAGCATCCTGTAGCATGTCGGCCCAACGATCATATGTTCCTCCGGCACCTGCCCAAGGAGTAGCATTAATCCCCATACTCCTTGCAACACCCATCATGTCTGCCCAGTTTTGAGTTCTTTCTGCATCTAATGGTTGACCCATCAGACCAAATCTTCCCGGAGCTGCACCTGCACCATAACTAGCTTCTGGACCTCTTAACCACTGTGCAAAAGATTGTTGCGTACCTGTTGCATCAGGGTTATATCCCATTAAATATTGTCCGAGCAAAGGTTGCTGTGCTCTTGATATAGCCTGCCTTGCCCATGGATTATCTGCATAACGAGGAGCAATATCCCTCATTGCAAGCCCGTACTGCTGTGCAGCACCAAGCTGAGGAACTATGTTACCTGCAAGAACTCCCTGGGCACCCGTCATTCCAGCAGTTGCTGGACCTACAGTTCCATCATCTACATACGAAAAAGTTGTCGGGTCCCATACTAGTGCCATAATAATCTCCTTGAATTTTGAATTAGTTTAACAGATTTATAAAAATTATCCTATCATCCCCTGCCAGTCAGGTGGTGTAACTGCTGTATGTTGTCTAGTGTACGGATCAACTATTCCTGTCATACCCGTATCACCTATAACTGTTCGTGCCAATGGATCAGAAGACCATGAAGGAGGAGGTGGTGGACCTCTATGACCTCTCATTAGCAATTGCATCATTGCACCTAAATGAGGGGGATATCCTGCAAGAGGGTCGGATGGCCCTGATGGTGGTGGTTCCCATGGGGTATATTCTGACATTCGGGCTGCTACTACATTAGGATTTATATTTGTGCGTGCATTCGGACCTAGGAAATTTGTAGCTCCCATAGAAATATTAGAATTAGTAACCTCTTTAGCAAGATCAGCCGATGCCTTATCGTTCTTTATTTGATCGTATATAATATCGCCACTACCTGCACTATTTAGTGCTCCTTGGATAGTAGCTTCCTCTTTTGCTTTTGTTATTTTATCTCTAGTTTTTATCTGTTCTTGATTTAAACCTTCAGTAGGTTTAGGGAAAGGATCGGTCTTTACGACAGGAGTCGTTACAACAGGAGTCTTTTTACCAGTTATATCTGTGATTGGATTTTTATTATATGTAACAGGAATATCCTGTTTAGTTGATGATACCTTTGTATCCCACGGACTTCCTTCTATTCGTGACAGCCATTTAGCAAGACCAACCATTTCTCCCGGTGATGCAAAAGTCATCTCATAATCATATCGCTTCATCAGTCTCTGGAATCCTTTTTCCCTGAGACCTCCATATATACCTACACCACGTATACCTGCCTTGGCTCTTGCTGCTGCTTCCTGGTAATCCCTTTCCTTTGCAACCGTCTCAAACCAGTATTGCCTCTTGTTATTCTGTACCCATCCTGATTCTTTAGTCTGGAATGCAGTCTCGGATGCATTTACAAGATTAGCCCAGCTCATGTCCATAACTTCAGGACTGTAGAAGTCATCAGCCGATTCCCTGAATCCTCTTCCTACGAACTTGTGCCATGGCTCTACATACTCTCTCTCAGCCCATATGTTCTCTGAAATCTGTGGCCCCATCATGACCTGTAAAATATATCTGCCGAGTACAGATGAATAGGAACTGGATAGTCTCTGCTGTACTCCCGGTCTTTCTACTGCATTACCCACATTTCTCTGGGCTATAAAATAATACTGGGTTTTCGGATCAAGCCTCATCAGCTCCAGTTCATCTCCTGAAACAGTAGTCCCCACAGCAGTTTTTGCCCAATCAGGATTTACAAGATTAGCTAGGTCCTGAGCTGTCCTGCCAAATGAACTTCCATCCTGAACGCCAATCTTTTGTGCGAGATCTTTAGATTTATCAGTTTGCGTGAAATAGCTGGTATCTCCTGTTTTTTTAAAAACATTATCTGTAACGAATAATTTTCCACTGATAGTATCAGCAATTATATTTTGTAACTCGTTGGATGTGACATTGTCTGTCCCAATATGGTCTATTATGTCACCTGCTGCCTCAGAAGAGGTTATATCTCCTGAGCTATATTTATGATGTATTGCTTTAAGAACCGGATCTATACCTTCTTCTGGCTGGGCAGCTCCCATGATAGTATCTAAGTCCTGATCAGCCTGGTATGTTTCTCTAGCAGCTATCTTTTCCTGTGTGAGCTGTTGCCTTGCTTTATCGATATTTTGCATATAACTAGAATCAGGAGCTGGTGGCTTATACTCCCCAGGATATTTTTTCCAGCCTGCTTCTATGAGTTTAATACCTTCTGGACTATCGTAGTACCTGGACCACCCACGGTCTGAAGGTTTATCTCCTGCTTCTGCAAATGTTATAAATCCAGGAGCTGCTGTAGAAGCTTCACCGGGTGTTCCGAATATATTTTCCTGATCAAGATAGCTTTGAGTTGTCATACTAGTGGCTCTTCTCCCATCTCCTGTTCAGAAATCTGCATACTCTTAACTCCCTGTATGAGTTCTGCAACAGTAATATTGTTCCTGTCTGCCCATATCTGGTACCTGGGATCTGATTCATCAGCTATAAAAGCAAGATCAGGATGCTGACTCATAAGAGATGAGGCAGCTTCTTTTGTCCTGTTTGACCTTG